GCATGGATGAATATGTTGGCTTTTCAGGCTACTCGTAAAAAAAAACTGGATATCGCAGATTTCAAAGGCAGAAAATGCTACGTGGCTATCGATCTAGCTTCAAAAATAGATATAGCAGACATGTGTATTTTATTCCCCCCAGAAAACGGCGGCAAGTGGGCTGCTTTCTTCAATCACTACTTGCCAGAAGATCGAGTCTTAGAGGGTGGAAATACTCGCTACAAGGCATGGCATGCGGACGGCTGGCTCACGACAACACCCGGCAACGTTACGGACTTTGGCTATATCGAAGATGACTTAAAACTGTTAAAATCTGATTATGAAGTTAAAGAAGTTCCGTATGATCCTTTTCAGGCCACGCAATTCAGTACCCGAATGGTGGAGGAAGGCTTTCCTATGATAGAATACGGGGCAACAGTTAAGAACTTTAGTGAGCCGATGAAATATGTAGAGGCATTGATTCTAGAAAAAAACATAGAATTTGAAAAAGACCCTGTTTTAATGTGGATGTTTGGCAACGTGGTCGCGGCATTGGATAAAAAAGATAATATCTTTCCAAACAAAGAAAGACCAGAAAATAAGATAGATGGTGTTGTTGCTTTGATTATGGCAATGGGTCGGGCTATAATGCACAATGAAGGCGCAAGTCCTTATGACAAAAGAGGGATTATTTATTTTGGCTAAATATACAAATGATATTGTTGGACTTATCGGTCTTTCTTTTTTTGGCTATGGTACATGGATAATCGCTCCTGAGTTGAGTTATGTTTGTGTGGGTGTTCTTGTAATGCTATTTGCATATAAATCAGCGGGTAACTGATGTTTTTAGAACGTATGGCAAAAAATGCCAGAATAACGGACTCTGGCGAACTTGCAAAGGTAATAACCGGCGCGGTTTCAAACTCTGGCACCACTGTCAATTCAGAAACAGCAATGAGATTGAGCGCTGTATATGCTTGCGTTAGAGTATTAGCTGAATCAGTCGCTCAATTGCCGCTTGTTTATTATGAGCGGTCTGGTAATCGAAAAGACAGAGCTACCGGCCAACGCCTATATTCATTATTGCATGATGCCCCGAATAGCTTTCAGACCTCTTTCGAGTGGCGCGAAACAAAAATGGCACACTTATGCTTAAAAGGTCGTGCTTATTCTTTTATTAATCGATCTGTTACCGGTGAAATATTGGAGTTATTACCAATGATGCCGGATAAGGTCGAATTAACGCAAAACAAAGACTATTCTCTCTCGTATGTGTTTACGGATGCTGATAACAATAAAATCCCATTAAGACAAGATCAAGTTTTCAGATTAACAGGAATGTCATTTGATGGGGTTAACGGCATATCACCTATTGCTTATCAGCGTGAAAGTTTAGGTATTTCTTTAGCTACAGATCAGCATACAGCACGTTCTTTTAAGAATGGCGCTAAAATGTCAGGTATTTTAAAGCATCCTACAACATTTAAAGACAAAGAAGTTGCTAAACGAGTACAGGAATCATGGGATAATCGTGCAAGCGGTGAAAATGCTTTCTTAACGCCGGTGCTTGAAGATGGCATGGATTGGATACCAGTGTCTATGTCGAATAAAGACGCTCAATATATCGAATCACGCAAGTTTAATGTTGAAGATATAGCGCGTATTTTCCGTGTCCCGCCTCATAAAATAGGTCATTTAGACCGATCAACTAACAATAATATCGAACATCAAGGGCTAGAATTTGTAACGGACAGCTTAATGCCTTGGTTAGTTAGATGGGAGCAATCAATAACACGCGATTTGTTACTTCCTAAACAAAAAACACGTTTCTTTGCTGAATTCCTTGTTGATGCTATAATGCGAGGGGACAGTGAATCACGGGCTAAGTTTTATACTGCATTATGGACTCTGGGTGCATTAAGCCCGAATGAAATAAGAGCTAAAGAAAATATGAACCCGCGTGAAGATGAAGGCGGTAATGAGTATGTTAAACCGCTAAATATGGGAAGTGAAAATGCACAAATACCGGAATGACCGATCAGCCAAGGCAATTGCTGCTTTTTGGGGCAAGTCATTAAAAGATAAAGACTGGTATTCAATGGATACCAGCGAAGGCGAAACGGAAATACGGATTTATGACATTATTGGATGGCCTTTTGTTGATGCTGATACATTCGCGCGTGATTTATCTGCTATTAAATCATCACATATAACGGTAGCTATTAACTCACCCGGCGGTGATGTTTTTGACGGCACCGCTATTTTTAACACTTTAAAAAACCACTCGGCTCATGTCACTACACGAATAGATGGAATTGCGGCATCAATGGCCTCTATTATCGCCTTAGCTGGTGATGAGGTTCAAATAGCTGATAATGCTTACTATATGATACATAATCCTTGGTCGTTTGCTGCTGGTGACTACAGAGATTTTCAGAAAGAATCTGATTTACTGGGAAAAATTGGCAGCACATTAGCCATGACTTACAGCAATAGAACCGGTATCGACATTGACGAAGTTAAGACGTTAATGGATGACGAAACATGGATAATCGGAAATGAATTAGTAGAACAAGGTTTTGCAGATACAGTTATCGGTAATGGCAATGTAAATGCAAGCTTTGATTTGGGTATGTACGCAAATGCGCCTGATAAAATAAAAGGCAGCAATCAAAAACACCCGATTGACAACGAAAGAGATTTAGAGCAATTACTTACGCGAGATGCTGGGTATTCACGCTCACAAGCAAAAGCCATTATAAACAGTGGCTTTAAATCATTAAATTCCATGCAAGACGCTGGTAATAATGATGAAATACAAGCAATAAACAACTTAATTAAACGAATAGGGGCATAAAATGTCAACTGAATCAAAACAGGCGATTGAAAGCTTAGGCACAGCCTTTGAGCAATTCAAAGCCGAAAACGACACGCGTCTTGCAGAAATCGAGAAAAAAGGCCATGCAGACCCACTTTTAAGCGAAAAAGTAGATAAAATTAACGCAGCATTAACTGATTTATCAGATATTAAAACTCAAGTCAACGCTATGGAAGCTGCAGCTAATCGTATTGGCGGTGGCGGTAATGCTGACGAAGAAAAGGCCAAAAAAGCACACGCAGCAGGTATGAACGCATTTTATCGCAAAGGCACAGAAGATGGCCTTCGTGATCTTGAAGTTCAGGCTGCATTAACCACTCAATCAGATCCAGATGGTGGTTATTTAGTTGGCGAAGAAATGGAAACTAGTATTGAGCGAATCGAAAGCACTTACACCGCTATGCGCTCGCTTGCAATGGTTCGTAATATCGGCGCATCGGTTTATAAAAAACCGGTTAATGTCGGTGGATCAGGTTCTGGATGGGTTGGCGAAGAAGAAGCGCGAAGTGAAACAGATACAGCGCAACTTAAATTGCTTGAGTTTCCAGTTAGAGAGCTATATGCAAATCCTGCTGTAACTCAATCAATGCTAGACGATGGCGAATTTGATGTAGAAGGCTTTATTTCTGATGAAGTGGGTGTTGAGTTTGCAGAGCAAGAAGCAGCAGCTCTTATCCTTGGTACTGGCGTTTCTGATTTACGCGGCATTCTGTCTTATACCAATGTTGCCAATGCTTCGTATAGCTGGGGCAATGTTGGCTATGTTGCAACAGGCAATGCTGGAGCCTTTCCATCCTCAGACCCATCTGATAGTTTATTTGATCTTCAACACGGATTGAAGCGCGGCTATCGTGCGAATTCAACATTCTTGATGAATGACAATACTTTGCTTACTATTCGTAAGTTCAAAGAAAGCACAACTGGTGATTATATCTGGAAACCCGGACTAACAGAGGATGTGGGCGACACGTTGCTGGGCAAACGCCTAGAAGTTGATGACAATATGCCAGATGTAGCGGCAAATAGTTATTCAATTGCATACGCTGACTTTAGGCGCGCTTATGTCATTGCTGACCGCGTAGGTATTCGTGTATTACGCGATCCGTACACTAATAAGCCTTATGTTCACTTCTACACAACTAAACGTGTGGGTGGTGGTATTCAGAATTTTGAAGCAATTAAATTGCTGAAATTCGCGGCTTCTTAACTTAATTAATATAGCCTGCTTTTATAGAGGCTATTGTTTGGAGATCAAACATGAAAGATTTACACAATAAAATTCATCCGTCTGGCGTTGCGGTTGTAACCGTAACAGATAACACGGCCATTGTTTCCGGCATCATCGACATGCAAGGCTTTAATAGTCTTGAGTTTTTGATTGCCGCCGGAACACTCGCTGATGTCGATGCAACTTTTGCAGTGTTAGTTGAGGAAGGCGATGCTTCTAACTTATCAGATGCGGCTAACGTTGCGGATGGTGATTTGCTTGGAACGGAAGCTCTGGCGGCATTTACTTTTGCAGATGATGACGAAGCGCGTAAAATTGGATATAAAGGCAATAAGCGATATATCCGATGCACGGTTACGCCTACTGCAAATACAGGTAATGCGCCTATTGCAATTATCCCAATACGGGGTAATGCGGATAGCTCGCCTACTGCAAATCCTCCTGAGTAATAACATGGCGGGGTAAAACCCGCCTAATTTAGGTTAATAAAATGTATTTAATTTTAAAAGATTTTAAAGGATCTCAGGACGGTCGGTTTTCGACTCAATTCTATAAAGATGATGAAGTTGAATTATCAAAAGAATTGGCAGAAGTAGCAATTGTTGAGGAATGGGCCGAAGAATTAGAAGCTGATGAAGTATCTAGCGATCTAAAAGAAGGATCTAAGCCATGGATAATGGCACAGCTTAAAGATCTTGAAGTTGAATTTAATAAATCAGCAAGTAAGCCTGATTTAGAAAAATTACTAGAAAAGGCTTTAGAGTCATAAATGCCTTATAACGTCACAACTGCTGCAACGATTAAACCCATTACACTGGATGAAATCAAATCTAATTTGAATCTTTATACAGATTTTACAGATGATGATGAATTGCTTGATGGATTAATTGCTGTAGCGGTTGATTATGTTGAAAACTTCACAAGACGAGCGTTATTGACACAAACAATCACCTTAACTTGTGATGGATTTCCGAATTATTTTGAAATTGAACGTCCTATTTTACAATCTGTGACATCAATACAATATATTGATTCAAATGGCAATACGCAGACGCTAGACAGTAGCAAATACACAATTGACACCTCATCAACACCGGGGCGAATTGTAGAAGCATACGGCGAATCATGGCCATCAACACAGAGTATTATTAATTCTGTTACGGTTACTTATAAAGCTGGATATACATCAGCTGAAAACGTACCCAATCAGATCAAGCAAGCTATGAAAATA